ATACTACTTTTGTGTTCAACAACCCACCTGCGTCGGGAACTGCTCAAGGCTTTACGCTGAAGGTCACTGGGGTTTCTATTGATAACGCTTGGGACTTGGCTAATGCCCAACCGCCTGCTTATGGTAGGTTTAGTGTTGCTGCTCAAGATACAAATCCACAAGACTTTTTCTTTAAACCTGACGGACTGAAGATGTATGTTCTTGGCGGTAGTGGAGACGATGTAAACGAATATGACCTAAGCACTGCTTGGGATATCTCTACAGCTACATTCCTTCAGAACTTTAGTATTAATGCTCAAGAGATAAACCCACAAGGTGTGTTCTTCGGTGACAACGGCACCAAGATGTATGTTACTGGGCAAGCAGGTGGCGATGTAAACGAATACACTTTAAGCACTGCTTGGGATATATCTACAGCATCCTATATTCAGAACTTTAGTGTTGCTACTCAAGAGCCAAATCCAGCGGGTTTATTCTTTAAACCTGACGGCACCAAGATGTACACTATTGGAGTCTATGGCCTTAACGAATACACTTTAAGCACTGCTTGGGATATCTCTACAGCATCCTATATTCAGAACTTTAGTGTTGCTGCTCAAGAGACAACCCCACAAGGCGTGTTCTTCAAACCTGACGGTACCAAGATGTATGTTATTGGTCAAAGTGGTGACGATGTAAACGAATACACTTTAAGCACAGCTTGGGATATCTCTACAGCATCCTATATTCAGAACTTTAGTATTAATGCTCAAGATAAAGACCCAGCGGGTTTATTCTTTAAACCTGACGGACTGAAGATGTATGTTCTTGGCAGTGAAGGGGACGATGTAAACGCATACACTTTAAGCACAGCTTGGGACGTTAGCACTGCCAGCTTTGACCTGCCCACCGAAGGGTACTTTAGTGTTGCTGCTCAAGAGACAGGTCCACAAGGCGTGTTCTTCAAGCCTGGCGGCACTAAGATGTATGTTATTGGTTTTACTGGAGATGCCGTTAACGAGTACGATTTAAGCACAGCTTGGGATATCTCTACAGCTACATTCCTTCAGAACTTTAGTGTTTCTTCTCAAGATGGAACCCCAACAGGTGTGTTCTTCAAGCCTGATGGCCTAAAGATGTATGTTATTGGAAATTCTGGAGATGATGTAAACGAATACACTTTAAGCACAGCTTGGGATATCACTACAGCTTCATACCTTCAAAACTTTAGTGTTGCTACTCAAGAGACAAATCCAACAGGTTTATCCTTCAAGCCTGACGGCACTAAGATGTATGTTATTGGGCTTGCTGGAGATGACGTTAACGAGTACGATTTAAGCACCGCTTGGGATGTTTCTACAGCTTCATACCTTCAGAACTTTAGTATTGCTACTCAAGAGGGTCTTCCCCAAGACCTTTTCTTCAAGTCTGACGGCCTAAAGATGTATGTTATTGGAAATTCTGGAGATGATGTAAACGAGTACGATTTAAGCACAGCTTGGGATGTTTCTACAGCTACATTCCTTCAGAACTTTAGTGTTGCTACTGAAGTAATAGACCCAACAAGTGTGTTCTTCGGTGACAACGGCACCAAGATGTATATTACTAATCAAAGTGGTGCCGCCGTATGGCAGTACTCCACAGGCACCTTTGATCCCGCCACCTTCACCTACCCCGCTTCGGTAGCATGGCCCGCTGCTACAGCCCCAGATGCTCCTGCTGATGGTGAGGTGGATACCCTAGAGTTTCTCACCATTGACGGTGGTGTCACCTATTACGGTCGCCTCACTGGCAACGCCTATAGTTAAGGACACTCTAAATGCACGTTAAACTTACAAACGGCCAGCCCGATCAATTCCCTTACAGTGTTGGGCAATTCCGCCGTGACAATCCGCAGACCTCTTTCCCAAAGGTCATCCCTGACACGATCCTTCGTCGCCACGGGGTGTTCCCTGTAGAGGAACTTGGCAAGCCTGCATACGATTCACTGGTGCAGACGCTCAATCGTGATGCCATGCCTAACAAAGAAGTCATCCGCCTCAAGACAGAGGAAGATGCAACCGATCCTACCACAGGTGAGGTTGACCAAGCCCAAGTCGGAAAGCCTATCTATGGCAACAAGTGGCTTGTAGGCTACACGGTCGAGAACAAGCCGCAGGATCAGGCTGAGAGTGCTATCCGCAATAAGCGGGACCAATTGTTAGCTGAAACAGATTGGATGGCATTGTCTGACGTGACTATGTCAACAGAAATGCAATCGTATCGACAGGCACTTCGTGATATAACAAGTCAAGCTGGCTTTCCATACAGCGTAACGTGGCCCACTAAACCGTAGGAGTAACCGATGCTTGGCTTTTCCCCATTAGCTGCTGCCCCACTTGCAGATGATGGGGCCATTGGTGTTGCATACTCTATAGTTGCAGCCAATGGTAGCCTTGCATTTACGGGCCAAGACGCTACATTAAACTCTGTACGTATTGTAGATGTAGATCACGGTAGCTTTACTCTTACTGGTGTAACCCTAACTAACCTGTCTGTACAAGATAACTTCTTGGCTAACACAGGTGTCTTTACTACTACAGGACAAAACGTAGAGTTTACTGAGAGTAAGTCTCTAGCCGTAGATGCAGGTACGTTTAGCCTCACGGGCCAAGACACAGCACTTAACATTAGTACAGTAGAGCAAGTTACTACTGGTAGCTTTACACTTACGGGTCAAGATGCAGAGTTTACTGAGAGTAAATCCCTATCCGTAGATGTAGGTACATTTAGCCTCACGGTTCAAGACACAGCACTTAACATTAGTACAGTAGAGCAAGTTACTACTGGTAGCTTTACACTTACTGGCCAAGATTCTACACTAAACTCTGTACGTAGTGTAGATGTAACTCACAATAGCTTTACTCTTACAGGCCAAGATTCTATACTAAGCTCTGTACGTAGTGTAGATGTAGATCACGGTAGCTTTACTCTTACTGGCCAAGATTCTACACTAAACTCTGTACGTAGTGTAGATGTAGATCACGGTAGCTTTACTCTTACTGGCATTACTCTAACTAACCTGTCTGTACAAGATAACTTCTTGGCTAACACAGGTGTCTTTACTACTACAGGACAAAACGTAGAGTTTACTGAGAGTAAATCCCTATCCGTAGATGTAGGTACATTTACTACTACAGGTCAAGACTCTGTATTAAATGTTGATATAGTAGAACAAGTTACTACTGGTAGCTTTACTCTTACGGGTCAAGACACAGCACTTAACATTAATAGTGTTCTGTCTGCAGATGCAGGCACATTTACTGCTACAACACAGGCTGCAGATAATCTTATCAGAGGTCAAATACTTACAGCCAATACTGGTTTGTTTAGCCTTACAGGTCAAGACAGTGTAAGTAGCATAGAATACCCTGTCGATTTAAGTACACTTGCACTAGTTGGACAGGCTTCTGTATTTAGTATTACATTCCCTGCAGGTGTAGGTTCCTTTACTTCTACACTACAAGATGCTACACCTAATTCTGTACGTAGTGTTGATGTAACTTCTGGTAGCTTTACCTTAGCTGGACAAGACGCTAGTGTATCTGCACAACTTAATGTAGTAGCAGACGCAGGTACATTTACTTTCACAGGTAAGACTGCAAATGTTAATATACAGCTAAACGTAACAGCAGATCAGGGTAGCTTTACAAGCACAGGTCAGGACGTTGATCTAGTACGAGCTATCGGTGCAGCCACAGGAAGCTTTACACTTACAGGTCAAGATACAGACTTTACTAAGTCAATTAACTTGTATCCAGAAGCTGGTGTATTTACACTAGAGGGTCAAGAGATTGACAGAGGAATATCTGAGGCAGCGCAGGTTGGCTCCTTTGTTCTAACAGGTCAAGCTGCTACACTAGAGTATCTACCCGGTATTATACCTGATGCCGTTACTTTCAGTACTACTGGACAAGTTGCTGTATTTAATATTAACAATACTGCAGGTAATGGTACATATACTTACAGTGGTCAAGACATAGGTATAGGTACAGCTACACCTATCACAATAGATGGCTTGACAGCAAATACAAATAACGTTACAATAAGTGAGAACGTTAATAACTACAATGCTGAAGACTACTCTACGGGTAGAGTATTTTACCTAAGAGTACAAGACAACAGAGATAAAGTATACGTAACTACAACAAACAACACTGTATATATTATACCTGAAAATAATAACAACACAGTTCATATACAACCTGAATCACGCACAGTGACTATAGCACCTCAAGACAACAGAACATCTGTTTATATAGCAGCGTAAGGAATACTTATGTCATACAAATGGCCCGACAAAGACAAAGATGAAGTAGTGGATTACAGTGTAGACTGGTCACGCTTCTTAGGTACAGACACTATCTCTGCTGCTATTTGGTTTATATATGATTCAGATGGTACTAAAGAAGAGGTATCCGATGCTGAGACGGTGAATGGATTACAGTTTGTTCAGGGTACTATTTCTAATCAAGTATCTACAGCAAGGTTTGGGTTAGGTACAAATAACACCCGTTACACTATTGGCTGTAAGATTACAACTGCTGATGGTCTTACGTATGAACGTTCTATCTTCCTACGTATTAAGGAGAAGTAAGACATGGCATATGATTATATCAGCCTAGTAAATGACATTAACCGTAGACTTAATGAAGTAGAACTTACTAGCTCTAACTTTATTACCGCCACAGGTTATTATAGCTTTGCTAAGGATGCAGTAAATGCTTCTATCCGTCACATTAATCAAGAAGAATTTGAGTGGCCTTGGAATCATGTAGAGGAAACTGAGGTGCTTGTAGCTGGTGAAGTTCGCTACAGTATGCCATACGATGCTAAGACTGTTAATATGAATACGTTTCGTATTAAGCGTAACGCAGACTTAAACGTTGAAACTGTCAAGTTAAAGATATTGTCATATGAAGAATACCTTGACAAATATGCAGATTCAGAGTATAACTCTAGTACGAACAATAGATCTACACCCACTCACGTAGTACGTACACCCAGCCGTGAACTTATCTTTTACCCTAATCCAGACAAAGCATACGAAGTAGTGTATGAATACTACGCTTTAGGCTATGACTTAGAAAGTGCTACAGACGTACCTAACTTACCTGAGCAGTATCGTTATGTTATTATAGATGGTGCTATGTACTACGTATATCAGTTCCGTGGTGACATGCAGGCAGCACAATTAGCACTACAAAAGTTTGAGCAAGGCATTAAACAATTACGTAGTTTACACATTAATCGCACTGAATACCTGCGAGACACGAGAGTATATTACTAATGGCTACACAGTGGCAGACATTCCCTATTGAGTTTAGAGGTGGTCTCATCTCTAACCTTAGCCCTTTACAACAGGGTAGTAATGCTGTGGGTTCTGCTACTATCTTGCAGAACTTTGAGTCTAGCAAAGAGGGTGGCTACTCTAAGATCAAAGGCTTTGAGAAGTTCAGCACTACAGCTGTACCTGGGTCTGGCCCTATACTAGCACTGAAAGTGATAAGCTCGGGGCGTATTGTTGTAGCTAGACAGAATGCTTCTAACGTAACAGAGTACTACTACGGTACAGGTACTACGTGGACATCCCTGCTGGATGTAGATGGTATTACCACCTCCGGCATTAGACCTTTGCTTGGTGGTAAGGCTAAGCATGTTCTATATAACCTAAACGGTAGTGATAAAGTTATCTTTGTAGATAGTAATAACTACCCTGCTACGTACAACACATCAGGAAATACTTTCACACCTATTACAGGCAGCACAGACGTATTAGGTGCAGAGAATGTAGCAGTGTTTAAGGATACAGCATTCTACGCCAAGGGTAACAACCTATACTTTACTGCACCCTTTACTGTAGATGACTTTAGTGCAGCCAATGGCGCTGGATCTATTAACGTAGCTAATGAGATAACAGGTCTAGCTGTCTTCCGTGACCAGCTTATAGTCTTTACTACTGATAGCATTAAACGCATAACAGGTAACACCGCAGCAGACTTTCAGGTAGCACCTATTACAGACCGTATTGGCTGTGTTAATGGTGACACTATTCAGGAAGTTGGTGGTGACATTATGTACCTTGCTCCTGATGGTATCCGCTTGCTGAGTGCTACGGATCGTATTGGTGACTTTGGTTTGGATATTGCTTCTGATCCTATAGCTAAGGATGCTACCACGTTCCTTGGCAGTACGCCTAACTTCTGTTCTGTACTTATGAGAGAGAAAGCTCAGTATCGTATCTTTGCTTATATTGAGTCAGAACAACATGAAGCAGCTAAAGGCTTAATCGCTACTAAGTTTGTGTCACAGGGTGCATCTGGTATTAGCTGGTCTACTACGTATGGTATAAAAGCTTTTGTAGCAGACAGTAAATACTCAGGTACAGCTGAGACTGTTGCCTTCGCTAACACAGACGGTTATGTGTACGAGTTAGACACAGGATCAGGCTTTGATGGGCTACCTATTGAGGCTATCTACGAGTCACCCTATATGCCTCTGTCTGATCCTCAGGTGCGTAAGTCATTCTACAAGATGACACTATATGCAGAACCTACTGGCAGTATGTCTCTGGATCTTAATGTTAAGTATGACTTTGGTTCATCTACAAACACAGGTGTTATACAACCCGCTACACAGAGCGTAGAAAGTACGGGTACATCTGTATTCATATTTGGGGAATCTAGTTCTAACTTTGCACAAGCAGACTCTAATGATGCAACACAGGTAGATACATCTTGGCCTCTTTACGATTCTACTAAATCCTATGCTACATACGGCGGTGAGTTAGACAAGATCTACAACACAAATATTATTGGCTCAGGTAAGACTATAGCCCTTCGTATTGAAGACAATTCCACAAACCCTACATTCACTCTAGACACAGCCCTGCTAGAGTTTAGACAGAACGATAGACAGTAAGGACTAAAACATGGCAGGTTATACACGTCAGGATACAGCAAACAACATTGCTAACGGTAACGTTATTGATGCTGATGACTTTGATAATGAGTACAATGCCATTGAGGCAGGGTTTAACGCATCTACTGGTCACAAACATGACGGTACTGCAGGTGAAGGTGCGCCCATCACTAAGGTAGGCCCAAGCCAAGACCTTGTGGTGTCAGGTACTGCTCTTACGCCTAAGACTACTAACACTCTGGACTTAGGTACAGCCTCTGTACAATATAAGAATGCTTGGTTTGATGGTACTGTAGACACAGATGCCTTAACTGTATCAGCTAATGCTACAGTAGGTGGTACTCTTGGTGTTACAGGTATTATAACAGCTACAGGCGGTGTTACTGGTAATGTAACAGGTAATGTAACAGGTACAGTATCTGACGTATCTAACCATGACACAGATGACATCAGTGAAGGCTCAACTAACCAGTACTTTACTACTGCTCGTGCTAGATCTTCTGTGTCAGCTACGGGTAGCCTTAACTACAACTCAGGTACAGGCGTTATTAGTTTTACACAAGGTAATACAGACACTGTAGCAGAAGGCACAACTAACCTATACTACACAGATGCACGTGCTAAGGCTGCTATTAGTGTCACTGACGCTGGTGGTGACGGTAGCTTAACTTACTCTGCTGGTGCTATTACATACACTGGCCCTAGTGCAGCTGAAACACGTGCTCACTTTAGTGGTGGTACAGGCGTAAGCATTACAAATGGTGTTGTAGCTATAGGTCAGGCTGTAGGTACTACATCTAATGTTACGTTTAACGACACTGTAGTTAATGGCAACCTAACCGTAAACGGGACTACTACCACCGTAAACACTGAGACACTCAACCTTGCAGATAACCAGATTGTTCTCAACTCTAATGAGACAGGCACACCCACACAGAATGGTGGCATTGAGATTGAGCGTGGTACAGCTGCTAACAAAACACTTGTATGGAACGAAGCAGACGATAAGTGGACGGTAGGCAGTGAGACATTTGTAGCAGGTACTTTTGAGGGTGCTTTATCAGGCACTTTAGCCACACCAAGAACGATTGCATTATCTGGAGATGTTTCAGGATCTGCCTCGTTTGATGGTGGTAGCAATGTTACTATCTCTGCGACAGTTGCTGATGATAGTCACAACCACGTTATTAGCAACATTGACGGCTTACAAACAGAGATCGACACTAAAGCAGAACTAGCAGGATCAGGCTCTCAGGCTTTCTCTGCTTCTACTCTTAATGCTACTACTGTAGATCTTGGTGATTGGACGGTCACACAGAGCGGCACAGATTTAAAGTTTGCATACAATGGCATTAACCGAATGAAGTTAGATTCCAGTGGAAACCTAACAGTTGAAGGCAACATCACAGCTTATGGATCTGCGTAATGGCTTTACAATCGTCAGGATTAATTACTTTAGCTCAGATACAGGCTGAGTTTGGGGGTGCTAATCCCATAAGCCTGTCTGAGTATTATCGTGGTGGTGCCTACACTACGACTAACAATACAGGTGTTCCTACAAGCGGTTCTATCTCTCTTAGTAATTTCTACGGCACAGTAGCTCAGTTCTCTTATACGTTCAGCTCTAGTACACAAGAAGTAAACCTTTATTCTACCCTTACTTCTGCAGGCTGGAATGGGTCAGATCTTGTACTTGTCACGATTAATAGTGGAGTTTACCTCTGGTCTAACAACACATCTACAGCTGGTCTAACCATAAGTGGCAGCTTTCCTAATGGCCTAAATATCTTCAATAGCGGTAGAATAATAGGTCGAGGTGGCAACGGGTCCAGTAGCACTTCCGCTGGGGGTAATGGTGGGCCAGCAATATCCGTATCATCCTCAGGTGTAGCTATCACTAACAACTCCGGTGCCTACATAGCAGGTGGAGGTGGCGGTGGCGGCACTGCTGGGGGTTATCGCCAATCATACTCAGGCGGCGGCGGTGGAGCTGGTGGCGGTGTAGGTGGTAATAGCCGTGCAGCAGATGGAGGTCTTATCGGTATTGGCGGCGCAGGCGGTGCGATTGGTGCATCTGGTAGCGCTGGCACTTCCAATGGCGGCGGTGCCGCTGGTGGCGGTGGCGGATCAGGTGGCGGCGGTGGCGCTGGACAAGACTTTGGTTCAGGCACAAACGAGGTCAGAGGCGGTCCAGGTGGCGGCGGTGGG